TTGCCCGAGACGATCTCCACCGGCATGGCTGACCCGTAGGAGTCCGCGAAGGTCTCGACCGGGACAAAGCGCACCCGATGGGAACCCTGAGCCGTGCGTCCGCCGATGATCGCGGCTCGCTCACCACGGAAGATGGCGTCCTGCTGGTCGGCGTGGTACTCGCGGTTGGAGAGTTCGCGGGCGATCTGGCCAGGAAGGGTGAGGGTTCCCGGCCCATACACGGTCCCGTTGATGTCGTGCCCGCGCCTCAAGTGGACGGTGAAGGGCCGCTGGGCTTCGAGGAAGGCCGCCCGATCCGCCTTCGCCTTGTTCATGATCCGGCGACGGGCTGGGCGATTCTGGCGCTTCTTGGGCTTCTTGCGGAGGGGAACGACAGGGTTGGGATTCACGTGCCAGGGAAGTTCGTTGTCCATTGACCTCTCCTAGTTGACTTCTGGTCCTGAGGGCGATGAGAGCCCCCAGGACCCCAAGTCTACCAGATAGGCAGTGCCTTAGCCCGTGGGGAGACCCGCGGAGAACGCTGAGGCCGTCTCGATCCGGGCGAAGAAAGTGTTGTCGATGATGAACGACTTCCACATGATCTTCGACCCGACCTTGCGACCCTGCGCCAGCGGGTTGGAGTACGACGCGCCCTTGGGGGTGATGTACGACTGCAAGGACATGCCGTTTAGCTCCACGCGACCGAAGGAGTCCTTACCGAACACCCAGGCCACGAATACCTCGCGAGTCGCGGCGGGAGCCACCGGGAGCACCGCCTCGGTCCCTGCCGGGATCGAAGTGATGGCCGCGGAGGTTGCGGTCGTCTGCCGAGAGAGCACCTTGAAGAGGTTCCCCGTGCCACCCGCAACGCTCATATACACGTCGTAGGTATAGTTCACGAGGGCCGCTGCCGGAACTCCGATGGTGAACGACTCGTTGTTACCCGTCGCCGCAGAAGCGATGTTGGCCGAAGTCTGCGTGATATGACGCTCGTAATCGGTCGTCTTGTCACGGAACACCACCGCGAACTTGAAGTTCGTGGCGGAAGTGATCGAACCACCACCATCCACTGCGTTGACCTGCGGCTTGAGCGTACCTGCATCGAGCGTCCCGGACGCTGCGGCGGCATCAGGAGTCGCCTGTCCCTTGAAGATCGGAAGGAAGTTGGAACGACCCCAACGGGTCGCCATCCAAATCCCGATCTCCCCGTACTGGAGAGCCCTGACGTTCGCAAAGTTCGAGGCATCTTTGAAGGTCTGGTCAGCCGAGAGAATGTCGGACTCCTGCTGGGGGCTCATTACGCCCGCATACAGGCCTCCTTCATACTCGCCCGCGCCCTTGTTACGGAGCGCAGTCGAAGTCTTGAGCACGGTGCCAGTGTCGAGGAAGTCGGATGCCCCGATGCTACCACGAGCCACAACTGCGCCCTTGTAGTAGACCTGAGTACCCGCCATCAGCATCACACACTGTTCGCGTTCGAGCACTTCCGCCATTGCCAGCGCGGTCCGGTCAACTGCGACCTGGAGCGCCGGGTGCTGCGTAGTGATCTCCGCTACGTCCGTGAGCAAGACCACGATTCCCCACTGCTCCACCGTCACGTCCACGTTCTCGATGGCCAGTGCGACCGCATCGGGCGGAACGCCTTCGGAGAGCGTCGAGGTAGGCAGCGCCAAACGGCTGTGTCTCACGACGCGGAGGGTCTTGCCCATCCGCTGCGGGAGCGTGTGCAGCTTGGCGTACTTACCGACGCGCAGATTGCGCTCGGCCAGACGGTAGGTCTCACGAGCGATCCATACGTTTGGAGCGTCGTTGGACAGCGTTGAAAAGGTCGTTGCTACGTCTGCCACTCTGGTTCATCCTCTCTTGGGGTCGGAATCTGTGACCGGCGCTCCCGAGAGTCACCCGTCATGCGGTTGATCTCTCTGCGGAAACCGCCCGCTCATCACTCCCTCTGGCCACTCGGGGAGGCTCTGGCGGTTCCCTTGCGTCTTGTGAGGGTGCTTCGGCTGGCCCCTGCCTCTACCGATCCGGCCTCACGGACAAAATGTCTCACAGGGTTTAAACGGTGTCAAACGGGCAAGAGAAAACCCCCGGGAGCCTTCAGGCTCGACCGGGGGTCTCCAAGGAGGGTTACTCGCGGTAAGGGTTATGACCCCTTAAAACGCCACACCCTCCAGGGCCTTGGACAGTTCCTCGTCGGACATGGTGTGAGGGTCCTTGGAGGCGACCTCACGACGGCGAGAGACACCCGGTCCGGTATCTCCGGCTTCCTTGGCCTTCTCGGCGGCAAGAGCGGCCTCTTCGTTGGCTTCCTTGCGGAAGGTGTCGAAGTTCTTCCCCTTGTACCAGTCGAACACAGCCACACGACTCATGGGCGTGCCTTGGGCCTTCAGGGTGTTGAAGGCATCCTCCAGGGCCTTCTTGTGCTTCAGGGCCTCGGGATGCTCGACGTAGAACATGGCGGCGTCCTTCGCGTCCGCGATCTCGTAGCCCATCGAGCGCAGAGCGGGGTTCACCTTGGAGCCGATCAGATCGGCGAGGGGATCATCGTTCGGCTGGGGCTGGGGACGCTGGGGCTCCGCAGAGCGAGGCTCCGGGGGAGTCCAGTCGGCAAGGGCGGCTCCGACAGCCTCACCCACCGCGGCCTTGATGGCATCGGCGTCGATGGCGGGCTGGGGTCCCTTGTCTCCTTCGGGTTTCGGCTTCGGCTCGGGATCAGGCATGGTCAAGTTCCTCCTTGTGAGTGATTGTACTACAAGTTAGGACCGGCGACGGCGACGGAGGAGGATGTAGTCCCCTCCGACCCCAGCCCCGGGGACGAATACGACGATGGACTGGGCAAGGTCGATTTCGGTCACCCGAGCGACCAGCCGGTTCTTGGGAGCCCAGGCGAGGGCTTGGGCGGTGTCTACCTCAGAGACCTGACCCACGGGGATGATCTGTCCGTGGAGGATGGACTGGGCCAGATCAATCTCGCTCACCTGATCCACGGCTATCAGTTTCGGAGCCACGAGGGCCTGGGCGAGGTCCACTTCAGAGACCTGGGCCACCGGATAGCGTCGAGCAGGGGAGATGCCCTGGCAGAGATCGGATTCGGAGACCTGGGCCACAAGCACAGACTTCCTCCGAGTCATAGCCTGGGCGGTGTCGGTCTCGGTGACCTGATTCACGAGACGACGCTTGGGTGCCCAGGCAATCGCTTGAGCCGTATCCGTCTCGGTGACTTGCCCAACCGAGATCGTCTGACCCGAAACTGGAGGCTTGTAGGACACGATGATGGACAGCCAATCAGTCGAAGCCGAGAGTGTGCAGTCGGCATCCTGGGCCGCAGCAGTCCCTTGAATCAAAGACTCGACCAACGTATCTGCGTTCGTCCCACCCGGCTGACTATCATCGGCAGTGAATCCGGTTCCCGGTGTGAAGGAAGTCGTGCCGGTCGTGTCGATGTAGCCCACCATCAGGCATCCATTCACGCTTGGTGTAGCATCCCCTGAAGAAGGAGTCGAGCTAGTCCCGTCTGCGCTAGTTACGGCATCCAGGGGAGTCGCGTGGAAGGGGCCTTGGTATTCGAGGATGGTTCGCCCACCGCGGAGAGTCCCCGTCGCCGTGACTGTGACCGAGCAGGCTCCGGTACTTCCGGCCTTGGCGTACCACTGATCGCCCCGCCAATCGACGGTTGCATCGTAGTGATTGTCACCCTCAGCCCACGTGTTGCTCTGGGAGTCCGTGACGGTCGGCGTTGAGTTCGTCTCCCGGCCATAGCACGCGACCAAGAGCGATCCCTGCTGGACTTTCTGCGGAAACGCCGCAGCCGAGCCTGAAGTCCAGGCGTTCGTGTATAGCTTCTGCCGGAGTTTCCCGAAGGCGAAGGGAGCCGGGATGGCGATAGTGATGGAGGACGTACCGTTCGGAGTCTGGTTGTCCCCGTAGGCTCCTGGGTCCTCCGTCGTGGAGACGCTCGTGCGGGCGCGAGTCGAGCAGGCCACGTCTCCCGTCGCGGCGGCAGAGATATGGGTCTGGAGCGTGTAGTTCGTAGGCGCGGTCGGTGTAAGGGTCTGCGAGGCGGTCAAGTGCCAGAACGAAATTGCCAGGAAGAGATAGTCATTGAGTGCGAGCGGAGCCGTCGCAGCCACACCAACCGCGGGCGGATTTGGAGCACCCGTGCCCGTCGCGGTGACGCCTGCCGCGCGATAACACAAGGACGGGTCGAACGTGTCCTTGTCGAGCACGATGAGTCCCGTCCACCACGCGGGCGATCCCGTGCTTGTCGTGAAGGCTTGGTAAGATTGAGCCCCGGCCACGGTGGCGATCTTACAACCGACCGACAACCGCCCATCCGTGGAGCCATCGTTGTGGGGTTGGGAGAAGAGTTCCGTGTACCCAGACTGGATCGTATGGGTTGGAACGCCTGCCCCGGCCCGCTCGGCAGTAATGACGACGACCAGATCGCCAACGATGGTGCTGGAGGGAGATGTTGATGAGCCTCCCGCCAGCGGGGCTGTCGTGCCGTGGATCGTCGGGGAGGCCATGGCCTACCCCTTATGTCGCGCTCGTGGCTCGGTAGAATCCTGCCGCGGCGATCTGCGCGGTGATGTCGGAACCGTCCGGGGTCACCGCGAAATCGTGGAGTGTCATGGGGATGATGTCGGACATGGTTTGGGAGCCCACCGGATCGTAGCCGATCACGAGGTCCCCAATCGCCCCGGTGCCATCGTTCGCTACGGTCGTCCAGGTCTGGTCCGCGATGTCGAGGTCCACTCGATCATTCGCCTGATCCACCGTGAAGGCGATGTCGGCGTCGGTCAAGACCTTCTTCGCGTAGCCGGTGTTCGTGGCCTCGTTGGTGGTGCCGGACACGATGTCGGCGAAGGTCGTCTTGTCTCGGAGCGTGGCATCGGACTCGATCCCAGACGACGCGAGCAACATGACCACCAACTCAGACGCAGCCGGATCGTTGGCATCCACCCGGTTGAAGAACTCGGCGGCGCGACCGAGAGCGACGTTGAATACGAAGTTGGCCACGTTACTCCCTCACAGTCTCGTAGTAGTGACGAGTTTCGCCCTTGACCTGACTGGGGGGCTGCACGATCCGATACCGAACGTCTCCCTGATCCGTGTGGAGGATGAGGTGCCCCGCATCGAGCGAGACCCAGCCCTGCGAAACGGCCCGCTGGACGTAATCCGCGGCCCAGTTCTGTCGCGGGCCTGCCCGGAGGACTTGAACCATCGGAAGCTGCGGGGGGATCATCTTCTCCACCTGGACGAGCACAGGCTGGCCGACCGGATCACGCACGACTTCTCCGTTCGGGTCCAGTGCGGGCCGGTAGGTCACGCTGGGGACCCACTTCTCGTAGGGTGCCTCCCAGTCGTAGAGCAGCTTGAGCATCATGGCTCTAGCCCAGCTTCTTCTTGATGGCGTCGATCTCGGACTGGAGCGAGTCGCGCTTGGCCCCCAGACCCGCGATCTCATCCGCCATCTTGGCCACGTTTGCCTCGTGCGCCTTGGTGAGGACCGCGAGGTGAGCATCCATCGACTCCTCAGCCTTCCGCTTGAACTCGCCCACCTCGACCTCGATCTGGTTCTTGCGCTGGACGGCATCCGACTCGGCCTGACGGAGCGCAGCACGAGCATCCGCAGCCCCGCGCACGGCATCCTCACGCTCGCGGTCGAACCCGGCGATCTCAGCCTGGGCAGCCTCGCGGGCCTTCCGCAGGGAGTCGATGTCGTCCTGGAGACCCTTGCGCTGGGCCTTGAGATCACTCAGGTTGCCCTGGACAGCAGCGGCAGCCTGGAGTACCTCTTCCGCATCCGCGAACGCTCGGAGCATGTTCTTCAACTCGCGAGCCTTGGAAATCTGCTGATTCAAGTCCATGGTTACACACCCTTTCCTTTCACGACAAGATCGGCATTGATAGCAGTCGTACCGTCCCCAGCCGTCACATGGGGCCAGACGTGGAGCGGGTTCTCCTGTACCTGTTCGATTCCTTCCGCGGTCTTGGTAATCGGGTTGGCCCCGCCCTCACCCGCGGTCAGGATCGGGTCCCCCGAGACTACCGGAGTCGCCTTGTTCGAGCCGCGGAGCGAGACTGAGCCACCCGCGCCGAAAGTCCCAGAGAAGTGAATGGACTTGTCGTGGGCGGCGGGGATCACGACG